TTATGGCAAAGAATAGAAGGTCAAAACTTACAACAATTAAAATATGGAACATCATCTGCTGAAAGTTTAACTTTATCTTTTTGGGTGAAGTCTAGTAAAACAGGAACATATATAGTTGAACTATATCAACCTGATGGTACTAGAGGAATATCTAAAGCATATACAATAAATGCAAGTAATACTTGGGAAAAGAAAACAATTACTTATGCTGGAGATACAAGTGGTACTATTAACAATGATAATGGTGCTGGATTAGATGTTTATTTTTTCTTATCGGCTGGTTCTAATTATCAATCAGGAACTTTAGCAACTTCTTGGCAAGGTTACTCTGCTGGAGATGAATGTGTTGGTCAAGTAAACTTAGCTGACAGCACAGACAATAATTGGTGGATTACAGGAGTACAACTAGAAGTCGGTACATCTGCTAGTGACTTTGAGTTCTTACCTTATGATGTGAATTTACAGAGGTGTTATAGATACTGTCAAAAATGGATACCTAATAGTGGAAGTGTTGCTATGAGATTAGGACAAGGTGCTATTATGGATACTCAAAATATGTATTTTGCGGCATTTCCGTCTGTTGAAATGAGAACTAAACCATCATTAACATTAAATTCACCAACTGATTGGCGAATTTTTCACAGAGGTACTGTTGCTCCGACAACTAATTTAACTTTTGAAACACATGGAACTAATCAAGTATTTAACTTTTTAGCTACAGTGAGTAGTGGACTAACAAGTGGTGACTGTGGTCAATTAATTGGAAATTCAACAAGCAATTATGCTTTATTTGATGCGGAGTTATAAATGATAGAAACTGTAACAAAACAATATGACCCTATCTTAAATGATTTTATGAATTATAGAGTAGTTTATTCAGATGGTAGTTATTTTGATGTTCCACACAACGAAGCAAACCGACACTACCAAGAAATACTAGAATGGGTAGCTGAAGGAAACACAATTACAGATAATGGGGGTGCGTAAGTGAGTTATATTGGAAAACAGCCAGCTTTTGGTACATTTAGAAAACTCGATGACATCACACCGCTCACCGGTACGTCATCCTATACTCTTCAACTCAATGGCACGAACATCTCACCGAAGACCCCGGCTCAATTAATGGTGTCGTTGAATGGTGTGGTCCAGGAACCCGATTTATCCGGAACAAACGGCTTCACGGTCCTCGGTTCAAGTATCGTTTTCTCCACATCGCTAACTACCGGTGATGAAGTTTTCATCGTACAGTTTGGTGATAACTTAAATATCGGTCAGCCGTCCTCGGACAGCGTCACGGGAGACTCTTTTAATTCTCAAGTTATCTTCTTGAATGGACAGACCTATAATGATATTACTATTGGAGGCGGTCGTAATGGTTCGGTAGCCGGACCCGTCACGATCTCCGGTACACTAACAGTCGAAAGCGGAGCTACATTCGTTGTAATATAAAATGAGTAAAATAGAAGTTAATCAAATTGATACCATTTCCGGAAGTTCGACGCTTCTCATTGGTCCCAGTGCGGCAACGAAGTTAACGTTCAGTAGTACGCTGACCGTGGACTTTAATGTCAATTCCCCTGGGGTGACGTTAAGTGGGACAATGAAGAATCAAGGATTTTTTGAAGCATATCCAAGTAGTGATACTAATATACCATCAGGTGCATGGACTAAAGTTACTTTAAATAGTGAAACATATGATATTGATGGTTGGTTTGATTCTTCTACTAATTATAGATACACACCTCAATCAGCTGGAAAATATTTATTTTATTGGTGTTATAATTTTGCTGGTTCTGGAACAACATATCAAATAATTATGGATATTTATAAAAATGGTTCATCAAGTAGAAGATGCTTTAGTGGTGAAGGAATGAGTAATGCAAATCCTTCTAATTCAGGTTCTACTGTTTTAGAAGCAAATGGTTCTAGTGATTATTTTGAATGGTATATTTATCACAATAAAGGAAGTGACCAACAATTTAATTCTGCTGTTAAACTTGTAAGATTTGGTGGATACAGATTAATAGGAGCATAAGGAGGCAAAAATGGCACAACTAAGTACAAAAATCGAAAAGTATGTCGGAAGAAAAGTAGACTTCACAACTGAAGTTCTTCTTCAAGACGACTCTGACGGTAACGGCCCATACATTAAACATTGGGGCGTTGAAGGTGTTGCTAAGCCGACTGCGGATAAACTCGCACTGCAAGAAAATGCTGCGAATACAGAAGAGGCCAACAGAGCTGTTGTCGCCGAAAGAAAAAAACTGTATGGTAGCATTGAACAACAAATCGAAAATATCATTGAAAACGGTTTGGATGCAGAGATAGCGAGAGTCGCGCAGATCAAGGCTGACAACCCAAAACAATAAGGAGTTATTAATTGAGTATTATTAAGGCAAATACATTCCAGGATAGAGGAGGTAATACTATATTATCTTCTGATGGGAGTGGTACTATTACAGCTAGTTCTAGCTTAGCGAGTTCTGTAGCTAGTGTTGGTGGTATTGATAATACTCCATACTTTATGGCTTATAGAAATGCCAATCAATCTTTATCTGATAATACAGATACTAAAATAGCGTTTAATGCTGAATTATGGGATCCGGATGGTGTTTATGATGCTTCTACTAATTATCGTTTTCAACCAACAACTGCTGGAAAATATTTATTATTTACCCAAGTATCTTTTGATATGGGAAATGCAAACGCAACAAGCGTTTATCAATTAGCTTTTATTAAAAATGGAGGCACAAGATATTTTGAAGGTTCTTCTGTTCCTAATTTTTATGGTAATAGATTTCAATCAGTGGCTTCTGGTATTATGGATTTTAATGGAAGTTCAGATTATGCAGAAGTTTGGGGAGCAGTAGATGTGAGTGGGGGAACCATTAATGTTGAGGGTACTTCTACAAATTATAGAATGTATTCTTATTTTTATGGATGCAAATTAATAGGAGCATAAATGACCAGTATTATTAAAGTCGATACCATTCAGTCCTCAGCAGGATCCACGGTCCTCGAACAGACAAACGCGACGACGATAACATTAGGTTCGACTGGACAGACTATTCTTTTAAATGCCAATGCAACAAATAACTTTGCGGTTAATACTCCAGCTTTTGAAGCGTTTCATAATCCATCTCAAACACCTTCAAGCAATACTTGGACAAAAATTACTTTAACCAATGAAACATTTGATACTGATAATGCTTTTGACACAACAAATTCAAAGTTCACTGTACCAAGTGGTCAAGCGGGTACTTATGTTTTTACATTAGATGCTGGTGGATATGATAGTGGTACAGGATTAGATATTTTTAGATTAGCTATTTATAAAAATGGCTCAGGTGTAAAAATTAATACTTGTTTAGACACAAACGCAAGTTCATTACAAACAGCGATGTTTAGTATAAATGCCGTTTTAGATTTGGCTGTTGGAGATTATATAGAGGCTTATATTAATCCTGCTTATGGTGGTACTTTTACTACTTTAGCAAGTGCAAGTGGAACACAAACAAGATTTTCAGGATATAAATTAATAGGAGCATAATGATCATGAAACGTACAACACTAAAGGAGGTTAAATGGTTGGCATAACAAAAATTGAAAGCGGAGCAATCGCTGACGGAGCGGTATCCAATGATACATTAGATACAGTATCAGTAGCAAAAGGCGGAACAGGTTTAACCTCGATTGGCTCTGCTGGACAAGTTTTAAAAGTGACAGCACCTGGCACTGCTCTCGAATTTGGAGATGCGGGTGGTGGTGTTAGTTCTAGTATTAGAAATACTTATAATGCAAGTTCCAATTTATCCTTATCCTCTGGCTTACAATTCATTACAGTTAGATTAATAGGTGGTGGCGGAGGTGGTGGAGGAGGAACAAGAAGCAATACTCAACCCCCAGGCAATAGTGGAGGAAACTCTTCCGTAGGTAACTTAGTAACTGCCGCTGGTGGAAGTGGTGGATCAGGTGGTAATCCAACTGTAGCATCACCTGGTGGAGGTGGTGGATCAGGTAATGGTAATATTCAAATTCAACAAATAGATGGAAATAGTGGAGATACTGGCACACGTTACAACACGCCGCCAAGTCAACCTAATGGAGCTGGAATTGGTGGTCCTGGTGGAACCAGTTTATATGGGATTAATAATTCTAAAGGAAATGGTGGAAAGGGTGGAAATGGAAATGCTGGAAATACCTCTGTGGGTGGTGGCGGAGGCGGAGGCGGTGGATCTGTTTTCGCTATTATAGGTCCTGATCAAATATCATCTCCTGTATCAATTACTGTTGGAGCTGCAGGTAATGGTGGTTCTGGTGGTCCTTCTAATAATGGTAATCCAGGTTCTGCTGGCAATGCAGGGGAAGTGGATATTACACAATATACATCATGAGTAAATTTATTTTAATAGATACCGCTGGATATGTGTCTCATGTTGAAGACACACAGCAAGACGGTAATTGGATCGAAGTTTCAAACGACAATGTAGCGGAGAGATGGTGGTATAATTCTGATGGAACCGTTTCTGAAAGAAGACCAGTATCAATAGAAGAAGTAAGAAAAATAAGAAACGAAAAACTTCAAGAAACAGACTGGATGGTTTTGCCTGATAGTTTTTTTAGTGCTCCTGATCAAGCTTCCGCTTTAACAGCTATAAAGTCATATAGACAAGCATTAAGAGATTTTCCAGATGAGACTACAACTTACGAGGAAGGTCTTATAATTTGGCCTGAACCAAATTATTAATTAATAATTGAATTTATCTCAAATATTTGTAGAATCTTATTAAGAAACTAGAATATGATTCTTGGTCAACTTTATCTTATTGCTTCTAATGCTCTTCCTCATCATGTTTGTGACGATATTGTCAAAAGAGCAAGTCAAATAAAAGAAGAAGAAGGTACAGTTTTTAATGGTCTAGATAAAAATGTGAGAAACTCTAGAGTAACTTGGTTAAATGAAAAATGGATATATGATTGGATAAATCCTCTTATTTACGAAACTAATATTAAAATTGGATGGAACATAAACTTGACTAGTAATGAATTTGCACAATTTACTATTTATAGAGAAAATCAATTTTATGGATGGCACCGAGATTCGTTAGAGAATGAGGAAAATAAAGAAAGAAAAATATCAGTAGTCATTCCTTTAGTAGATGAAAATCAATATGAAGGAGGAGACTTACAATTTTACGATCACCTTCAAGCCCCTACATCAAAAAATGAGAGAGTTGTTGAAAATAAAGATTGTAGAAAAAAAGGCTCTGCGATTATATTTCCTAGTTACGTATATCATCAAGTAACAAAAGTAACAAAAGGAGAAAGATTAAGTTTAGTCATATGGTTTACAGGAGAAAAATTTAAATGAAAAATATATTTCAAGAAAATAATTATGTGGTTGTAGAAGAAGCTATTTCAAAAGATTTAGCTAACTTTATTAAAGAATATTTTTTATTAAAAAGAAAGTGTGTTCAAGCAATGTTAAGTGAAAGAGTAATATCTCCTTATGTTGAGTATTTAGGAACTTGGAATGATGAACAAATGCCTGATACTTACTCTCACTATGCTGATTTTGCTATGGAAACTTTGTTAAAAGGACTTAAAAATAAAATGGAAGAAGTTACAGGAACAACTTTATATGAAAATTATTCTTACGCAAGAATTTATAAATATGGTGATGAATTAGTAAGACACAAAGATAGATTTTCTTGCGAAATATCTTCTACACTGAATTTAGGTGGTGATCCATGGCCAATTTATTTAGATCCAACAGAAGGCACTAATAATGAAGGATTAGAAGTTCTACTTAGACCAGGAGAAATGTTAGTCTACAAAGGAAATAAATTAGAACATTGGAGATATCCTTTTTTTGGAAGAGAGTGTATTCAAGTTTTTTTACATTATAATTCAAAAAATACTCCAGGGGCAGAAGAAAATAAATATGATAAAAGAGAATTTTTAGGACTACCTTCGTGTTTTCGAAAACAATAGAATTTTCAGCACCCAATCCTTCTGTACTTTTACAGCCAGTTCCAATTAAAAGGTTAATGCCTGATTGGTATAAAAAGATGACAAATTATTTAGGTAGAAAGGCTTTAAAAGAAGATTCAACAATAAAAAAATGCATTCCGTTTTTAGATACTTTAACATCTGGATATGTAATTTTAAATCAAGTTGATTTTATGTTTTATAAACAAAAAGAAAATATTCTTTGGAAAACAAATCAATCTTTACCTTCATTGAGAAAATGGAATATTGGTATTGAAACTCATGGATTACAACAAGTAGCTAGCGACATGGTGCAAAAGGATGAAGACGATCAACCTTATAAATGGTTAAATCCATGGAGAATAAAAACCCCAAAAAATTATAGCTGTCTTTTTACTAATCCTTTTAATAGTAGCCATTCGAGAAAATTTAGAATCATTGATGGTATTGTAGATACTGATATGTATGATATTAGGATAAATTTTCCCTTTTTTTTAAAAAAAATTGAAGAGGATTTACCAATAACAATTAAAAAAGGAGAACCTATTGCACTTGTTTTTCCTTTTATGAGAGATGAATGGAAGATGACAATTAAAAAAGATATAATTGATCACGAGCAACATGAAGTAAACCTATTTAGATCCATAGTAGATAATTATAAAAATTTTGTATGGAGAAAAAAAAGATATGATTGATAGTTTAACTGATTATATTTTTCAATGGGATATAGAAAATGATATAAAAAATATAGAAACCTCTACTGAATTATTTGGAGAAATTTTTTTGATCGGTTCTAAATATATAAATCAAAACTTTTTATTTAATCCAAAAAATATACAAACACACGAAAAACATACTAATTTATTAACTTTTAAAGAAAAAACAGATTGGATGGTCAACCCTCAAGACAGAATAGTAAATCTATTTTACCCTATCCAATGTGAAGATTTAGGGCTCTATGTTATATATAAAGATAAATCAGAGGGAATTAAAATAAAGAAAAACAAACTTTACGCTATTCCTTTTTGGATGACCTATCAGTTTTTATCTGGAAATAAAAATAAAGAACAAAAAATTTTAAATTTATGGTATTGGTCTACAGAACGGTTACAACAAAGAAAGACTGAAATATTTTGGTAAGGCCGAAAACACCATCTTTAAGCAATAAAACATTAAATTAATAGATTTTTTTGAAAAAGGTGGTACATTAGGAAACCATGCCACTATTTAAAGTACAAGTAGCCCCGGGAATTGATAAGCAGGACACCGAATATGGTGCCGAGGGCCGTTGGATTGATTCCGATAATATTCGTTTTCGATACGGCTTACCGGAAAAGATTGGCGGTTGGCAAAGTATTATTGGTACCACGCTGATTGGAGCTGCGAGAGATCAACATACCTGGACTGATTTAGCCGGTGAAGGCTTTGATGCCATTGGTACTAATCGAAAAATTTATACCTACTATGATGGTGTGGCGTATGACGTCACTCCTCTTTCTACAACTATTCCGGCTGTTTTCACTTTTACTTCTGGTACAACAATCGTTGATGTATTAGCTACGAGCCACGGTGCGGTGTTAGGGGACTGTGTCACCTTCTCGACAGTTTCCGGCGTTAGTGTTGTGAACATTGCGAATACCACGATGGAAAATGAATTTGAAATAGTAGAAGTTACAGACAATGATAATATTAAAGTTGATGTTGCAGACCTAGGTGTCACTCCAGGCGCCGTGACAGCCAGTGGTACAGCGGCGGGAGCTGCATTCCAAATTAATGTCGGACCCGATGTATCGGCTTCCGGTTTGGGTTGGGGTGCCGGTGGTTGGGGTTTAGGAACTTGGTCATCACCCAGTCAATCCGTATCGGTGAACGATATTCGCGTTTGGCAATTAGATAACTTCGGTGAAGATTTAGTTGCAACAGCGATTAATGGTAAAAGTTATTATTTAGATACTTCTGCTTTTAAAGCTGATACGACGACAAGAATGACAGAATTAACAAATGCTCCAGATAGAAGTAATTATATGATTGTATCCCCTCGTGATAGACACTTAATCTTTTTAGGTACTGAAACAACACCCGGAACATCAACAACTTATGATCCGATGTCGGTTTTATTTGGTAGTCAAGAATCAATTACTGATTTCACACCGACAGCTATTAATACAGCAGGCTTTCAACGATTATCTTCCGGTAACGAAATTAGATCAGCGATTAGAACTCGTGGTGATATTCTTGTTTTAACAGATAATTCTGCTCATGCGATGCAATATGTAGGGCCTCCTTATACTTTTACCTTTTCTCAAATAGGTACAAACTGTGGAGCGATTGGACCCCATGTAGCGGTAGAAGCAGAAAACGTTGTCTTTTGGATGTCCGATGAAACCTTCTTTATCTATGACGGTACCGTCAAAGAATTACCTTGTAGCGTACAAGACTATGTTTTTGATGACTTTAACTTTTCTCAACGAAATTCTACTTTTGCAGGAGTGGATTTGAAACATGGTGAAATAACATGGTTCTATGCTTCTGCTAATTCTACTTTTATTGATCGAAATGTGACTTACAGTTACAAAGAAAAAGTATGGACGATTGGTAGTTTAGCTAGAACTTCTTGGAAAGGAGCGGATGTATTTGAATATCCACTGGCCACGAAATACTCTCCTAATTCTAGTGCTACAGCTACACCGACCGTGATTGGTGTCACGGATGGTCGAAGTAATTTATATAATCATGAGATTGGTACAGACGCGGACGGCGCAGCGATGACCGCGTATGTCGAGTCCGGCGATATTGATATTGGAGACGGGGACGATATTCTATTTATTAAACGCTATATTCCTGATTTTAAAAACCAAACAGGTAACTTGACAATGACTTTTAAAACAAGACAATACCCTGGTGGAACACAAACAACAGCATCAACAGCAACCGTCTACTCAACAACAACAAAAATTGACACAAGAGTTAGAGGAAGACAAATCGCTGTCCGCATTGAATCTAATTCGACAAATAACGTCTGGCGATTCGGAACTCTTCGCGTGGACGGACAGCCTGATGGTAAACGCTAATGGCAACGATAACAACACCTAGACTTTCTAATGCGACTTTACAATATAGTCGTGAACAATTAGACCAAATTATTAAAACTTTAGAGCAAATGATTTTGACTTTAAATACTAATTATCAACCAAGAGTAACTGAAGACAAAGCAGAAGCGCAGTCTTGGTATATGGCGAGGTATTAATGGCCACTTGTAATAATGTCAATCCCATAACAGGTGGTAGTACTGTTGATGATATTCCTTTTTACCTAGCTGTACAGCAAGGTAAAGTTCCTGGTTACTCGATGATTAATAAATTTGGATATAATTCTAGTATTGGTTCAGGTGCTTTTGAAACAATTTGGGAAACAGGAGACAATTATCCTTGGCAAACAGCTCAAGCTACTCTTGATGTAGTCAGTGATAATGCTAATGATGATGTAGCAGGAACAGCTGCAAGAACTTTAAGAATACAAGGACT